GTGTTTGTCGAAGTGAAGGTCGCTGTCAGAACGTCATTGATATGCGCCAATTCCGACACGTCTTTTCCATATCCAGTCAGCACATTGGAAACCAGATCGGCGGTTTCCGCCAGTTCCATTTGCGCGGCGCTGGCCAATTGCAGCGTGCCGGGAAGCGCGGCCATGCTTTCTTCCGCGTTGAACCCTGCCATCGCCAGAAAGCCGAGTGCGTTCGCGGCTTCAGACGCGCTGAACTGTGTCGTTCGCCCCATTTCCTTTGCCAGATCTGACAGCTTGCGAAGTTCTTCCCCGGTTGCGCCAGACACCGCCGCTGTGCGGTTCATGGCGCTTTCGAAGTCCCCAGCCGCTCGCACGGCGGAAACGCCGAACGCCAAGATCGGCGCGGTGACGCCAATCGACATGGTTCGTCCGACGGATTGCATCCGCTTCCCGATCCGGTCGAATTGCTTGCCAACGGCGTTAAGGCGGCGCTGGGCAATGCCCAGACCTTTTTCGAATGCCGCCGTGTCGATCCCAAGGGTGACGCGCAGTGCGCCGATCACTGAACTGGACATGCGCGTCCCCTTATTCTTGCGGATCCTCTTTGCTCACCGCGTCGTTGTTAATCGTTGCCCAAGTTCGCATTGCCGCCAGAATTTCTTTGTTCGACTGCTTTGCGGAAGCAACTTTCGGTTTCCGTCCCAGAACCTTGTCCAATGAAGGGAACTTCTTCCCGGAACGGTGGAAGGCTTCGATATGCCACGCCAGCGACATGAATTGATCTTGTTCGATCCGGCGACGCTGAACATAGCCTTCCAATATGGCGTCCAGCGTGCGGGGTGTTTGGTCCCAGAAACTATCAGGATCGTGTCCGGCTTCGGACCAGATCGCTAACAGCTTATACCAGTCCCAGCCTACTTCTTCGCCGACCCCGGCTTCTTCACGTTTCCCGCTTGCTGCATGTGTTCGGGGAACGAAGACTGGATCAGATCGGTAAGCATTTCGAGAAGTGAGCCGGAACCCAATTCATCGGCAACTTCCAGAGCCGTTTCGTCGGTGATTTCCTTGTCCTTCATGCCACCACGAAGCGCCGCCGCGAAGATCATTACAAAGTTTTTGAACGACGGATCGTTTTCCAAAACTTCAATGACTTTCTGAACATTGCCCAGACCGGCGTCTTCCAGTTCAATCCACGCGCTGGGGACGAAGCGCACCGTGTAGCGCTTGCCCCCAGCTTCGAATGACTTGCTGTCAGCTTGTGATCGTTTCGTCATTAGACAGCACTATCCCCGTTTGCGGATCCGGCGGCTTCAGTGATCAGGCCGGACGCTTTGATTGTCAGAACAGCGGTCATCTTGTCGTCGATCACCACGTCGTCTTTTTCGTATCCGGTGATCACGCAATTGCCGATAAAGTCGCGGGTGTCGGTTTCCGCCGGGACGTTGATCCGGAACGGTTCGACAACGCGCGCCGCAAGAGCCGCCGAAAGTGCGACGTCCGCCGCGTTGCCGGGGATCCAGTTAATACGGATCGAACCTTCGCCAGCGTCCACAAGGCCCGCGATGAATTCGCGAACGCCGCCGGGTGAACCGTGCGTCGTGGTGTCGATTGTCTCGACTGTGGAACTGGGGGGTGTGACGGACATAAGGTCCGAAATTTCGACTTGCGGCGTCTTAAAAAAGAACCGCGCGCCAAGGCCATGTTTGCCAGCCATTTGCTAGTCTCCTTCTATCATGCCGCCAAGATGATCTTGGGTTTTCAGGCGGCGGGTGAAAACCATACAAAAAAGTCAAGCGAAACGCGATGCGCTTTTGCTCCCCCTCCCACATCTTCTATTAGAGGACCACGTTCCGCGTCCAGTAGTGCAACGCTAAAGTCAACGCTCAAATGCGTCGAAGGTGTTTCCATTTCGGCGATTAGCGCGCGTTTCAGCGTGTTCGCTTGCTCACTGTTCGCGCCGTATAGATCGAATTGCACGCGGGGATTGCCGGTCGCATCCGCGCCAGAATGAAGATAGAAACGTCCCGGCGACACGTTCAGCATGGTAAGTCCGGGAAGCGGATCTTTCTGTGGACGTTGCCCCCAGTTGGCGCGCGTGCTGATCAGCGGTGACAAGCCGTTCGAAGCGAGAATGCGCGCGGTCAAGGCTTCTTCGAACATCTTTATCCCCTTGCCGCTTTGCGCGCCAGTCGATCCGCAGACTTCTTCGTTTCAACCCATAGCTGTGCGGATATGTAAGCGAGCGCGCCCATCTTGTTAGCATCCCATGCGGGGCGAAGCCAAGGTTCAGCGGCTTGGTTTTGGTTGCCGAATTCGGTCTGGACGCCAGCTGGATCCGAAACACCGATATGAATTTCAACAGCCGACGGCCCCAGCTTGCGGTTCATGGCCGCTTGGCGGCGGTTCAACCGGCTTCCCAGTTTTACGTCCGCACGAAGGCGCCCGGTCAATGACGGCGCATTTGCTTCCGCGTCATCTTTGATCGGCGCGCCAGCTTTGCGAAGAACGCGCCGGGTGACACCTTTTGCCGTGGCTCTCGGCAAATCACCCAGCGCCCGTTCCGTTTCGCGAAGACCTTCAATGCGAAACTTATTTGCTGGCATCGCTGGTCTTGCCAGTGGTCTTGGCTTCCGGTTCCTTGACCTCGCTCACTTTGTTAGCAGCGATCAAAGTCTTCGCCGCCGCGTCCGGCAACGAATATTCATAACCTTTGGTCTTTTCGAACTTGTCGCCATAACCGTTATTGTGCGGCTTCAGTGTCTTAACTTTCATTGTTCAATCCTCTTTCAGTGTAGGCAATCGCAACAATGTCGATACCATGCTGGCGCCCGTGTTCCGTCACGCCGATAATCTCGTAAGTGTTGCCATCACAGATCAGGCGGTCGCTTGGACTAATCGAAGCGGTCCGCGTGGTATATCGAAGGTTGAAAAGTCGTTCAACTTGTGCCGCTGTTTGCCCCGCCTTCCAGCCTTCCGTCGGCTTTTGAGTGAGGCGCGCAGACCAGAACTTCCCAAATTCTTCGAATTCCGACGTGACTTCGTTCATGGCGTTGCGCGTCTCAGCGCCCAGCCGCATGATCGTGATCCGTTTGTTTCGTTTACCCGCTCGCATGTCCGCCCCTATGCCACGAACCGCGTGCGGAACTGATCCAGTATTGCGTCCAGGGCGTGTTCAATCTCGGTCGATATGTTGCCGACGATCACCGCTTCGCGGTTCATGTCCCAGTGTCCGATCAGCAACTTCATGGCCTGAAGAATATCTTGCGGCACGTCCGCCGGGTTCGTCCAGCCTGCTTGCCATTCGATCACGACCGCGCTGGGCGTGTTTTCTGTGGCTGGCCATGTGAAGTTCGGCGCGGCGTATATCTCGCACACCTTGCCAACGGCGTTGACCCTGTAATCGGTCGCCGCAACCGTTTGATCCGCCCCGCTGGCGTCACGATATCGAACGGCGGTGACTTGGAAGTCATCGCCACCGCCAAGCCAAATCGGTTCGCTGGAATGCGGGAAGCACTTCAGATGCGTTTCGCGTGTCTGGCGAAGGATCGGATAGCCTAGCATTCGTTCAACGTGATTGTGAGCAGCGCCGCAAAGCTCGCCTATGTGAACATCTTCGTCCGTGTCTTCCGGCTCTATGCGAAGCTGGCGCTTGGCCTGATCGACCAAAAGCGCATACCCTTTCGACGGGACTGTCACGATTGAACCTTGGCGCATTGCCTGATCTCCTGGCGCGGTACCGCATAGCCATCCTTGACTATCTCGTCTGCACAATAGGCGTATTCGACTATGCCCAAATCCGCAATAGTTGCGCGCGTCTATATCGGCCGAAATAGATGGATCTGACTGTGGCGGAATCGGGAATAGTCATCGCCAGCTATGATCGATGATAGACACTCGCAACTATGTTCACCGGCGGGCATAGCTGGGCTTGTCTGTGCTTCAGCACGGATCCTATAGCCAATTGCAACTATGCGGGATCCAAAAGAAAACGCCGCCGGTCGCGAAACCGGCGGCGCTAATTTGGAGAGGAACCCAAGCTGGGCTTAGGATTTGGGCGACGCCTTCTTTTCGATCTTTACCGCTTCAGCGATTTCGCGCTTGACCAGATCGTCGGCAACGTCGTCCGAAAAGCTGGCGGTTTCGCCCTCTTGATAAAGAGTGCCTTGGGTATGGGGCATCAAGAATTTGACTGCTTTCATGGTGAATTCCTCAAATGAATAGTGAACCGATCTTGGGGGACGCGGATCGCGCCCCCCAGACCATTCTAACCGCCGTCGCGATTAGGGCGCCCAAGTAACGCCGTCGAGACGCGCAAACGCGGTGTCGTGGCGAAGCTGGGTGTCGTGTTCCGTGATCAGGCGAACGACGGTTTC